ATAAACCAATTAATAATTTTTTCATTTTATAATCCTTTTTGTTTTATAAATGCTTGTGGAGTGTAAGTGTGTTGATTTGTTTCACCTTGATATACGACATGGATAAATCCATCATAAAAAGCCCAGCAGCCTGATAGTGTTTCACCTGTAGGCATTCTAGTGTACATCTCCATGAGTTTTGGATAGCCAATGCAAGGTCGATCCGTTAATACAATTTGACCACCAGCATTGTTTTGAGTTGTCCATACATCTGCTAATGCAATTGTTGGTAAGATTAATAATGCAATTAATAGTTTTTTCATTTATTTCTCCAATATCACTGTATATTGAATATCAGTTTCATCTTCAAGCTCATCTAGGAAATTATCCAGAGCTTTAGATTTGTAATCTATTTCTTCAATAGTGCCATCGCTCCACTCTACAGTGATCCAATAGCCTACAATTTGTCTTGGTTTAGGCTTAGCCATCATTACTCCTTGATAATTTCAATCATGCGATTGGTGTGAGCTGCATTACTGGCTAAAAAATCTACAAGGGTATTAAGCTTAAATTCAAGGTCTGATACTTTATTGACCATATCATTATGAGCTTTAGTAAGCTTTTCAATAGATAGCCTAGTTTCTTGTTGTACGATTTCCATGATTATCCTTTAAAGTAATTAATAAGAATTGGGAATAAAAAGTATAACCAAAGTGCGAAGTAAGCATACAAAGCGATAACATACACTATAATTTTTTTATTTTGATTAGTCATTTTGTCTGTCCTTTTGCATTAAATCAAATACAATTGCTTTAGCGCAATTAATATATTGTCTTGCTTGGTTGGCTTGCTTAGGAGCTACCCATCCTTCATTGCATTCATTAAGATCCGCACCAATAAGCTCTTGTGCATCGCTTAACATACCCATTGCAAACATCAACTCTTGACCTGGGAAAGCTTGTTGTTTAACCATAAGCTGTAATTGAGCTTTTGGCATTCCATAAGCCTGCATTTCCCAAGCTAACTTTTCTTGTGCTTCCATGATTTCTCTCCTTATTGATGATTAATACCGCAATAACTATTATACAGAACTATGATAAAAATACTATTATTTTTTTAATTATTTTAAGTGGTTTGGCATGGATATTGCTAGTGTAAAGTATGCTTTACATTTAATAAAAAATAAAAATGATTTTTTATATATAAAATCAATGACTTAAATAAAAAAAGTGCATGAAATTTTTATAAAATAAACTTAATTTCTTTGTAAAAATGGTTTTCACTCAAAATACAGGCAAATCCCTTTTGAATGAAACACTTATAGGAATTAAATCAAAAAAAGTGATATATGGACAAATGATAAAAAAAAGAGAGCAATTAAGCTCCCTTTTAAAAAGTTATATTTTTGTATAACTTATTTATTCATTACATACATTGTTACTTCAAAGCCAAATCTCATTTCTGTTGCAGCTGGTGTTGTCCACATATTATTCTCCTTAGTAGATCAATTGTTCTAAATATTAGTACATTTGTGTGTAACATATTACACATTTTGCTACACAAACAGATTTGTATGTAATAGATTCAATACAAAGTAGTTTGTATATAAAATATTGCTCTTTTTGCTATACAAAGTAATCATTAAAACCATGAATTATGGTTAAATATGCCTATGTCTAAGTCCATTACAGTTGAAGATGTAGCTACTATTTACAGTATGCTAAGGAAAATGAAGCCATTTAAAGATTGGAAGCTTCCTACTGCCAGTCAAATAACCTTCATAGTAGATCCAGAACTAAAATTTATGGGTACTATGAATATGAAACCCTATATTTTAACTATAGGCACTAAACACCAAGAGCATTTTGTGACTTTTGTGACCACTATTGCCCATGAAATGGTACACCTGCATTTATATCTTGAAGGTGTACCCTCATATAATCAGCACAGAAAAGCTTTTAGGACTAAAGCTGCCGAGATTGCTGAACTCTTTGGCTTTGATAGTAAAACCCTTTAAAAAGGTATATCGCTATCCATATCATCAAAACTAGCAGCAGGTCTTGATTCTTGTGGTTGAGATGGCTTAGCTTCTGGTTTACCGCCAAGCATAGTCATAGTTGAAGCCACGACTTTAGTAGAGTATTTCTCAATACCATTTTTGTCATTATACTTTTCGGTCTTGAGCTTACCTTCTACATAAACTGATCCGCCTTTAGTTAAATACTTACTAGCTATCTCAGCAAGCTTGCCAAAGAATACAATATTGACATATTCAACTAATTCTTTAGCTTCACCATTTTTATCTTTGTACTTTTCATTACAAGCAATAGATATATTGCATACTGGTGATCCATCTGGGAAAGCTCTAGTTTCAGGATCTCGAACTAGATTACCTATTAAAATTACCTTATTGACCGATGCCATTATAGTAAACTCCATCTACTGTTATTCATAATTTTAGATACTGCGCCTTGTGTAATACCAAACTGTTGCGCTATTTCTACTTGTCGCATTTTTTTCTTTAAAGCTCTTATTTCAAATCTTTGTTTATCTGTTAATTTAGATAAAGGGTGAGCCTGTCCTTTTTTGCCGAACATATTATTCTCCTAATTTAATGATTAATTCTTCTACTTCTTTTAAAAATTGTTTTACTTCTAATTCCATTGCTTCGATCATTGGGTTATCTCGCTCAACTCTCTTAATAAATAATCTATTTTTCTCTGGAAGTCTTGGATCATACGAGCAAAAATCCCACCATTTACGATCAGTAACCCATAAATTCATTTGAATTTGTTTGTAATAATCGCTTGGTATTTCTTGAGTAAATAGATAATCAAGATGAGTTGTTGTGTTGGGGCATTTATATTCACATCCGCCATCTTCACCTATAAGACCATCTGGGCTACATCCTACCCATTGAATCTCTGGGTGTTTCCAAAAGCCTGTCTGATCTACAAAAGTGCCTGTGGCTGCTTCATAAGCCATACGAGCTTCCCCTTCGGTCTGTATGCCCCATGCCATTGCATCATTGGTATAAGATTCTACTGGCTGACCTGTAAGTCTTTCGGCAACTAATCGAGTCTTATATTTCTTTCGACCAATAGCCTCACCAGATTTACCCTTTGACATCACACTATCAATATTGCTGGCACTAACAAAGCCCAGTCTAGCAGTGATCCATTCTGGGCTTCCCTGAATTAAATCTATACAATCATTAGCTATCATTATTTACTCTCCAATTGTTTTCTTCTGATTGATAAAGCATCTCTAATAGTAGTAAGAGTTTCTTTTGGATATTTTTCAGAAGCATTTTTAAAGATTGCCATAAGAGCATCTACTGATTCTGCTTGATTGATATAGTCGATAACTGCATCTAACTCGTCATCGGATGGTGGAACTTCTTGAGGTACATCTTCACCAGCATAGATATAAAGACCAAGACCATGAAGCGCAATTGCTTTAGCTAGGCATCTTTGCATAGCAGTATTTACAGCCATAGCATCTGGATTTGATATTGCTTTATTTTTGTAATCTAATACTGGGAGTTGTGCGGTCATGGTTTTACCAAAAGCTGTAACTGAGCAAAATACCATTAAGGTATCGCCAAATTGTTTAGGCTCTTGATATTCCCAAGTCGCTGCTGGGTCATTGGTTAATAGCTGATCGACTGCCCATGCCCAAGATAAATAGGTAAGATTACCTTTTTTCTCGGTATGCTTATTGACATTGATTGCTTTTAAATCTACAAATGATTTCATATTTCTGTCCTTTATGATGATTAAAAAAAAATTACTACAGGTAATACTATACTACTCGTCTGACGGATCTCCTAATCCTTGATTAAATTCCCAGGCTGCTCTTTCTTGAGCATGATTCCACCAGTAATTTCTGATCGCTCTACTGATTAAATAACCAAGCTCCGAATAATCCTGATTTTGCATATATTCTTGAAGCTGTGATTTATGCTGTTTTAAAACAACAGGCATGGCTTCTTCGATATTTTTGGAATTATTTGGGGAATACTCGGCTACCATCAATTGATTGATGCGGTCATTAAGATTGATTTGAGCTACTTCTGTCATTTCTAATCCTTTCCTGTCCGATGATTAATTTTGTACTACAAGCGAATGATATATTATAATAAAAATATATGTCAAGCATTATTTTAACTCTACCTTTACCGCCCACCATAAACAATGG